TTTCATCGGTCATTACAATTTCAATACTACCGCAGCTTATTCCGTTTATCGGCTTTGGGTATAGTATTCGCTTTTTGTTATATCTCATTCAAAAGTTGGTTTAATATTAACTCATTGCCGTTGCTGCGCTGTTGGTGATTCGCAAAAACATATCCCTAAAAATTTCCTCTATTTCCTGTACACCTTCTTTTAAATTAACTGAGTGTATCTCTACCTTATCAGCGAACGGCTTCATTACGTTAATAGTAATATTGCGTACACCGCCCCCGGTGATCTTGTCGGTTGTATCGCCGCCAAGCGTTCCACCGCCTCCGGTGCCTGCACCACCACCAGGGATGCCCGCTCCAGTAACACCGTCTAATGGCGTACCATCGTCATTTTTACCCGCAGCGCGTAGCTTTTTATGCAAATCGTGCCGCGCCTCGAGGTTATCCATAAAATGATTTAAAGGGTCAACGCCTATTAATGCCTTTTTTATGTTTTGCCAACCTACCACAACATTGCCTTGTCCCACTTGTCCAAGCCCTATAAAAAGCTGCCCTATTTCCCGGCCTATCTCGGCTATATTGATAATCAATTTTTGTATGAAATACCATATATCTTTAAACGCCTCGCCCAACCAATCGCCTATTCCGCTCCAAAAGCCGCCTTTTTCCTCATTTAAGCCTTTTAATTTTAGGGCCATCGCATCGGTACTGCTGGTTATCTTCTTATTAGCAGCGTCAATCTTATTTGCAGCCCCAATAGCACTATTTGCCATTGCATCGCTGTTATCCATAAAGGTAGCCGCAACGGCCGCAGTTGCTATCCCTATTCCGGCAATTGCCAGCCAAGGAGATGTAAACGCCTCTAAAATAGCAGACCAAATAGCCGCGCCTTTGGTAACTACGGTATAAGCGGCCCACGCCGCCGTCATAGCGCCTATGCCGATTGCTACCGCCATGCCATGCTCTATAATCCAGTTAAAAACATTCGTTAAGCCGCCCAATGCAGGCAATAGCTTTAAACCGATATTCCCAGCCAGCACACTAACAGTACCTACAAAGGCAGTCCATTTACCCGCCGGTGTTTCCATGGCGTTTTTCATAGCATTATGCCAGCGGCCAAGCGGCCCTGTAGCATATTCCATAGCCTGCGTCAACATATCAATGCTTATTTTGCCCTTCTGCATGTCTTTTTTAAGGGCCTCATTGCTTTTGCCCGTCATTTTATGCAATTGCTCAATCGGGTTAAACAAGCCGCCCTGTATAAACATCCGTTCCACCTGGCCGTTTAAGTTACCGCGTGTATTGGCTTCGGCAAAGCCCAATGCAAGGCTTTTCATCCGTTCTTTATCAGCCAGCGCTATATCGCCCATCATTTGGATAAGATGCGGTATTTTACCAGCGCCAACGCCCGAACCGGCAAGCAGTTTGCCTTCGTTCATTACTTCGCCGCCGTAAGGGCTTTTTATCGAAAAATCAATCAGCTTGTTATTAAGGTTTCCACCCGCAGTTTTGCCGACCAGCGTTTGCAGCGCCGTTAAATCCATCTGCCTGCTAATACCCGCCTGCATAATATCTTTTCCCAAATAGGCTAAGCTGCCTATCCCGGCCAGTGCAAGCCCCGTGCGGAACATGCTGCCTAAACCGCCTCTCGAACCGCCTTCCAGCCTGTTCTTTTTATTTTGCAGTTGGTCAATTTCGGAGTTAATGCGCCTGATCTGCGAACTATCAAAGCTGATGGCCCTTATTCTTTGCAAGTGGGTAAGCCTCTCATCAATTTGGCTAATGTTCATACCCAACGCATTAAAACGACCTGATAATTTTGACATCGCCTCTCCAACTTTGCCAAAAGAGTTTTGCCCGGTATCCGCAAATTTTTTTATCACCGGAGATGCCATATCCCGCATCTTTATTAAAAACTCTATCATGTTTGCCATACCTATATTTTTATTTAATCCCTAAATGCGGGAACGTGTCATCAATGGTTTTCAAAACATAGTCCCCCACCCGGTTTAATACCGATGTTTTAAAAGGTTCTGTAGTTAAAATTTCGACATGGCCGCCCAGCATTGATAATTCAATAAGTTTAAAAGATAAGGCGGTCGCGTCCTTTTCATCGTTGTTAGGCTTTTGTGCAAATATTCTCCATTCCCTTTCAAGTTCCTTTTCCGTAAGCTTCCTGAAATATCCCATTTTGCCACTTTCCGAAAATTCAAAAATGCCGTCCGGATATTTAGTACTCCAAAAAACCATAACATCCGGCGTTATTTCGGATGGTGTTAATACTTTTTGTTTGCTGAATAGTCTCATATCTTATTTGCTGTTTTTTGTTTGGAGCCGTGCTGGGGCTTCCCCTGTTTGCACTTCGGCGCTAAAACCTTTAAAATCTATTTAAAGCTGCCGCGTGTTCAATTATTCTGCCATGGCTAACCAATTTACCCGTTACGCAACATCCGCGGGCAGCCTGCCGAACTTCTCAAAGAATTTAGCTTTATATAATTCAGGTGCATTTGCTTTTAAATTACTAAGGCCACCAGGGGCATGACGCACAATATCATCATAAGTACTTTCGGTAGCTTGTTTAATTAAAACAGGGGGGTATTTACCTTCAATATTTTCCGGCTTTATCGGTGTGGTTTGAATTATACGTTTAAGAATGTCCATCTTCTCTTTATCGTCCGAAGGCAGCGCGTTTGCAAAATCATTCATTGTCGCCTGGGGGAATTTTCCCGCCTCAACTGTATTTTTAAAAATCGCTTTCATGGCAGCGCCATGTCCATCATACAAATTTGTCGAGGGCTGATCGTTGTTATTCATGTTTTTAATAGGGGTACTAAGGTTAAAAGATTGTGTTTGTGTAAATACAAGTTTAGTATTAATGCCTTCGTCAATTCCATCTGATAGGCTTACATGCTTTAGGCTGGACTTTAAAACTACCGGATTATTGTTACGAAGCTGTATTTTTGACCTATCTAAATTCACCTCCAAATAATCAAATAAAGCAACAATAGCGTTTATCGAACCGTGTTCAACCTTATTGTAAAGCTTCATTGCCAAAGGGTCATTATCATTAAAAAAGGGAACCGCGCTAACTTCGCTACTGTCCTGTTTAACATCAGTCCAATAGCTACCTTTTAAAATTGCACTGTCGACATTTTTACCCGAAAAATCCAACATCCAATATAAATCAGGGTGGCTTTTAAAATAGCTTATATCAATCCCGGCCGGTACGATTTCAAACCCGTATTTATTATTGTCATTACTTGATAATATAAACCGCTTGCTACTTTTTGGCATACCAATATTTAATAAAACATTATATCAAACTACCTGAAACAACAAAACCGAAGCCTTTTTAATTGCTTCGGTTTTATTTGTCTTTCAGTTGATATATTATACATTTTTGCTTTGTTATTCAATTAATTGTTACGGCACACCTTCAACCTCGTTATTAGCTTTTTGGAATTTAGTTTGTTTTAAAACGATCCTAAAAATTGTATTCTCGTCAAGATAATACTTGTTTGAAAGTCTCTTATATATAGCCCCAACACGTATTTCTTCCACCTTATCCAACTGGTCAAAGTCGGCTTTTATGTCTGCGTATTTACGTTCTAATAGTTCCGATTTTCTATTCATATCAAAGGTATCGTTGGTGTTTTTAAGTTCAAAGCTTTCTATTTTCTGTACTACTGCTAACCTGTAGCTTAGCTTAAATGCTTGTATAAATTTACTTAGCCAGCTATCGGCAAGCAAAAAAAAGCCGCACACATAAAAATAAAAATAACAGGCACATTTACAGAAAGTTAAAGTATTATATATGCAACGTAGTGTATATCATTGGGTGATACTGCCGCTTTATTAAGCGTAAAAGCTGTATATACGCCGCCCCTTCGTTCAAACATAAATGCATCTTAGCCAATAGTAAAGCAACCCGGCTAATTTTAAATAAGTCGGTACTATTTGATACAAAACATACGCGAAGCAAGGGGGGTATATGCAGTTATTCAAAGTTTTTTAAACAAAAAAAGCGCCTTAACGTTATCGAAAAGGCGCTTTTTGAGAGTTTTTAATAAATTCACATGTTAATGATTGCATTTTGAAAAATTGCGCGTCAAAAATTCGTGAACTACTTTGTTCGAAGATATCTCGACCACATAAGTTTTATATGCTAACGTATTAGGGTCTCTATCTATAAAAGCGAGGTGCTCAACAATAGCCAGGCCCACGCTTTGAGGTGTATTGTCGTACAAGCCGCTGTCCCCTTTCCATTCATAAAAGTTAGCGTTACCCTCCCATGTGTCAGCCGGGTTAAAATATACAGTTACCCTTTTTATTGATAAATCTGTATTCAACACATCAGCCATCACATAATGCGTAGGCTCTTTAGGCATTGGCCTGTCAGCCACATTAAATAAAAAGTTTTCTAAATCCATTCGTTTTCCGTTTACGGTCATTCCTACTTTATCAGGTGCCTTCATTTTTATACTATATCAAATTCGTTTAACATGTGCCTTAATTCCTTTTCAACTTGTTTTTTGTCATTGCTGGCTTTTACGGCTTTTACCATTGCTTCAAACTGCCTGTGTGTTTTTACAAGTTCACTAAAATTCATAGCGTTCAACTCTTTTTTAACCGCTCCGCGTTCTTTCAAAAACATGTTAAGTTTTGCGGTATTCATTTTTTTATCATCGGTTGTACTACCGTAAATAATCCCTGCCTGGTAAGCCAGCGAAAATATAAGGCTCTTTTGCCTTTCGCAGGGGTCGTATTCTGCAAGGCTTGTAATTAACCGCCTGGCTTCATCTATTGTTAAGTCCTTAGTGCTTTGGGTGCGGCCATTGGTAAGGTTATATACAATTTCAATTTTCTGTTCTGTAATACCCAAATTACTAAGCAGTACATGTATTTTGGCTATTTGTGGTTTAGTAGCATTTTGCATAATTGTTGTTTTGTTAAGGTTTATATTAAATTTTAGGTTTTATACTATCAATATAGTGGCTTTCAATAACTTCTATTTTTGAAGTATCTTCCGGGATGGATAAAACACAATAAAATGCCCCCACCAGACCTATTGAAAAAGTACCCTTTTGCCGCGTGATGATGACCCCACTTCGCCAAAGCAAAGTGACCC